GCAATGTCTTCTTCCATACGAACCTGTGGTCGTATAGCAGTTCCAAATGTAGGTTCATCACCTACAAGTGGGACATCCATTGGTGGAGCAAGATCTGGTGTAGCCGCTGGAATAGCCAGTTCAAACATCTTTTCTGGTAGTTCACCATAAACATTCTGTAACGGCATAAGGAAGTCATCTTCAAATTCCTGTGTTGCCTGTTGCCTTGCCTCAATAGGTGTTCCAGTATATGGTGTGCTTGCGAGAAGTTCATTAGTTCTTTCTTGAACGTAAGTTTGCTTACGACCATCAAGCAACCTATAAAGTTCTAGGTTCCTTTTCTCTTCGTCTTGGATCGCAATAATCCTAGCAATCTCTTCATCTGTGCGTGGTGCTGGGGGAGCCATAAATTATTTGTCCTATTCTGGGTTGTCTATTTGAACTTGAAGTAGATCCTTCGCTAGTAGATATTCTTGTGCCTGTTGCCTGATCTTTGGCTCATCAGCATATACCCTGTTTAGTTCTTGATAGGATGCCCGAATAGCATCCTGTGTAGAAAGTTCTCTGTTATTTGTATCGTAAAGGTTGTCCACGACAATTACATATTCAGCAACCTTTGACCTGCGATCTTCTGGTGATAGGTTTGTTTTAGCAATACGCTCAAACTTCTTCGGCTTGGAAGCAAGTCTCTCTGCTCCCTTGATTACAGAAAGTTTATAACGCTGCCTACGTTCCATCGTAGTATTAGCCATAGCGGCTTGTTCTGTTGCCTTCTCTTCCTCTGTCTGGACAGGTCTAGTCTCACCAGTCATTGGGTTTACAACAGTAGTCTCTGGAACGGGAACATCTTGGAGACGTGAAGTAACAGTCTGTCCAGTCCTATCCATAGGCTGTGGAAGCATACGCTCAAAGAAGCCACCACGTTCAGGTGAACCTTCTCCAACAGGACCAACTGCTCTTTCAATAACAGCCTGTCGTGTAGCCTCATCAGCAAGTTGCCTACGGAAACTTTCGTTCTGTAACATCTCTCTGGCTCTATCACCTTCGCCAAGTTGCTCCATCTGTGTTAGGAATTCAAAGTCAGTAAGTCTACGCTGACGAGACATACGAGCGCCTTCCGTCCTTGGAGGCGTTCTACCTAGTAGTGATGGATCAACAGGAGGTGGACCAAGTGCTGGATCAAATGGTAGGACACGTTCCTTTCGTGCTGCTTCTACTACATCGGCTGATGGGAATAGACCATCAACTTCTGCGGTAGGTTCAGGTTCAGGTTCAGCAGGTAGTTCTTCACGAACCGTAGGAGCGACGGTGCCTTCAACGGCACCCGTCTCTACTTCCTGTGGGATACGCAAGAAGTCATCTCTTGATACTTCACGTCCACCCATTTCTTGTAGGATAGACAAAGCGCCCTGCTGACGTAGTGTAGCCATCTGTTCTGGTGTAATCTCTACATCAGGATTGGCTGCTTGGAATTCTGCTACTGCTCTCGTAGCACCTGTCTCTGCTAGATCCTTTGCCGCAGCAAGTGCTGCTGGTTCATCAAAGCGTGGGATCTCTCTGTTCCTGCGAGGAGCAAGACCAAAGCCACCTTCACCATATGATGTTCCAAACTTCTCTCTTGTTCTTTCTAGCAAGTCAAACTGTGGAACTTCTGGTTGTGTTAGTCCAGCCAACTGTGCTTCAAGGTCTTCCTTCTCTTTTAGAAGACCTGCTCTAACTTTACTATAATCTGGTGCTTCACCTTCTTCTAGGGCAACAGCATCAGGCACACGCCTACCTGAACGTCTAGAAGTTGTATCTGGAATAGCAACACGACCACCACCTGAACCAGTATCAGGATCAATAGTTTGTAGTTCTGTTCTATAATCATTCTGGTAGTCAGCAGAGAACGCAGCAATTGCTTCTGCCTCTGCGTCTCCCCTATCATCACCCCTAGCCTCGGCAGCATCACCCGCACGTTCTACTTCGGCAGCAACAACAGAAGCCTTGAAGGGTGCCTCATCGCCTGATGTAACACCACCGCCAGCACCCAACTGATAGTTTCCACGTTCCATAGCCTTTGCGGCAGAAGTTTCAATTCTACGACTAGGATCAGTTTCTGCGGAACCAGCAATGTTTGCTTCTTCCTGAACCCTCTGGAAACTATCTTGTGTATCACTTGATAGATCACCAAGGACATCAGTTCTCGTTCTACGAGAAGATGCTGGAACCGAAGCAGTTCTACCACTAGTAGTAGTGGAAGTTCCCTGTGCGGATACTTCCAAAGAACGTGTCTGTGCGTTCTGTGTATTCTGTGCTGCTGCGTTACGTTGAGATAGGGCTGCTTTCTTATCAGCCTCCATCCTATCAAGATCAATTAGTCTACGGTTTGCGGCAGCAATATCTTTTTGAATAGATGTCTGTTGGCTACGAAGAAAACGCATCTGCTCCTGATACGCCATCTTCTCAAATTCCATATTAGCCATTACGGACTTCTGTGCTTCTTCCCACATCTTCCAACGTAGGTTAGTTACATACTGGGCATAGCCCTCTCCCCTTGAAGTCTTTGCTACAAAAGGTGGAGCGTCAATGACGTATGCGTTCTGTCCGTTTACTGTTTTTATTCCCATTATGTTTTACCTCTTATTGTCCTGAACTTGGTGTGTTTAGGGTCTGGTAGAGGCGTAGGGCTTCTGGGTTTTTAGCCGAAACTTCAAGCAAACCTCTTGCCTGATCATCACTAATACCATACAGTTGTGCGATTGCGTTTACACTATTATCACTTGGGGTCATATTCCCCTGAATAATCTTTTGCTGTGCTGCGGAACTAAACCCTGCTTCAACACCAGCACCTACAACACCAGCAATAGCCTGTGTTCTATTAGCAGCATACTGACCCTGTGCTGCTTCAAGCGCACGGATCTCATCAATCTGTCTCTGCTGTTTAGCAAGATCCTGCTCGGCAACGGACTGATCAATGGCTCGGTTCTGCTCTCTCTCCATTTCACTTGCTACTTGTGCGCCAAGTAGTTTAGCACCTGATGTAGCACCACCAGACTGCGTAGCCAATAGACGTTCACGCTCCTGCTGTGCGAAGTCCTCTGCGCTGTCTGCCTTTGTTTCTAGCCTACCTTCAAGCACGGACTGCTCTTTATCAGTAAGACCTAGCGTCCCCATCTCTTCTTTACGTTGAAGCGCTTCAAGGCGCTTCTTCTGCTCACGTTCAAACTTGGAAGGAATGATACTAGGTAATGCTCCAATCGCAGAGCCAGCGACCGATCCTAGAATTGCTAATGTAATTGGGTCCATATCTTGTTTCCTCTATAATATAGTAAAAGTCAAGTGCTTACAGATAAAACACTTCAACTGTAAAGTTTCTCGCAGAAGTCCATCCCTGTTCCACCTTTGGATTGATTGCGACTTGTAGGTCGTGTTCACCTCTTGAAAGTTGTAGTTTATACTGAAACATAACCTGACGACGACTAGCAGCATAGCCACCAGCGCTGGGGTCTAGAATACCTGCTGATGTTCCTGCTCCCTCAAAGACATACCCTCGGGTTCCTGCGATATAAGTTGGTGTAGGGTTGTCTGTTGTATAGTCTGTGTGACGTAGTAGAACTTTATTTTCCCACTTGCCTTGACCGTCACCACCTGTGCTGTTGCTATTATCAACTGTAATAAATGCTGCTTGAAATGTAATAAGGACTGCGGCTGCCCTATCTAGTTTTATTTTCTTGCCGCAAGCGTAGAGATCTCTGTATATAACAGACGAAGCAGAAGTTTGGTTGTTTGCTTTGGTAGTAGAAGTAAAGTAAGCACGACGCAGCGTGTCGTTAGAAGTGTTCTGTCCAGCAATAAACGAAGAAGCAAAGCGATGATCGTTAGTTACTGGAAGGAATTCTCCTGCTTCAATCTCTGTGTAGTCAAATTTATTATCAATATCAGCGGCAATGATCTCTTGGTTGGCGTATACCTTTGCTGCTTCCTCATTTGAGATCTGGTCCACAGCATCAAGAACATTACCGTTTACATAGTTATGTGGTTTTACAAAAGCCATATCTAGTTCCTCACCACAACTGCTGTAATGTTGTGTCTTGTTACATCAAGTCTATTTCCTGCTCCACCATTTGGTCCTACCTTGCCTTGTAGTTCCACCTTTGTAAGTGTAGTAGCATCACTAGGCACACGATAAACACCAGAGAAAGAGAAGTTTCTCCACCATAGAGGACTATCCAGCCCAGTGCTGTCGTTAGTAAGCCTGCTTCTTCGGGTGAAACTGTATCCACATTCGGCAACAGTAGTTGTTGATGAGCCGCCACCAGTAGAAAAAGTAAGCAGTAGTCTAAAAGAAAAGTAATTGTAACTGTCCTGTGAGCCATCCCCATCTCCATCAGTCGCACAAAGGACATCACCGATAATCCCCGAAGTCTGTAATCTAATTAGATCACCTGCGTTTGTAACAACCCCTGCGCCAAAAGCAATTTCGGCTGCGCTTCCGCCCACAGAAACCGTAGAATAAGAAGTGCTGGTAGTATTCCAACCACCGCTCGTATCATTATCATAGAAAAAAAGTTCATTTGCTTGCTCGCCTGTATCATCAAAATGCTTTCGTGTAGCCCAGTTAGGCTTTGTGTTGTCCTTATCAATAGAGACAGAAGCAAGGCTATTATACGGCGCATTCATATCTGCGGCGTTAGGTGCCTGTCCTTCTCTAAACTTTGTGAATTCAATTCTAGCCATTTATTTTTACCTCTTTACGTTTCTTACCCAGATCTCTGCTCCAAAAATATCAATTGGTCTAGTTGGGTTTCCTTGATAAGCAGTTCCAATAGCATCGCTAGTGGTTGCCCTCCAACGTAGATCAACCTTACACTTCTGGGAACCTACTGGAACTTGAAATGGAATGTTTACTGTAATGCGTCTTGCGTAGATATTACTGGTTTGTGCTACTAGGGTGTCGTTTACAAACACACCCCACTGGGTTGTCCAGTCATTACCGAAGAAAATACGGAACGTTGTCTCTGGATCACCAGCCTGATAAACAATTCTATCAACACCGTGATGGAAGTCTACAACAGCACAGCCGTGTAGCATACCTTCCTTGGCGTCAAAGTCAAGGAATGTATAATCCATAGTTCCATAGTCAACCAAAGGGTTCCAACCAGTAGACCAGTTTGCTGTTTGTAGGTTTACAGAAGCAACTGGAACCCACATATCAGTTCCAGCCTCACTAGTATTCCATCGCTTTACACGATGGTAGTCCTGTGTTGCTGCTTCATACTTCAATGTGCGTGTTCCATTATCCAATGTATCACTTGATGCTGGTGCTTGGAAGTTCGCAAAGGTTAGAGCATCAACAGGCATATTGTTTGCGTTGAGGTTTCCGTTTACTTCACCTAGGGTTTTAGTAATATTATCGTTTAGGTTCTCGCTTTTTACTTGACCGAAACGGTTATTAGACTTTTCTGTATATGATTTAGACATTATCTGCTTTGTCCCTTTTGTTTTCTTGTATTCTGGTTTAGAGCCATCTGGTCCCTAGTATCGTAGTTGACGTGGAATGTTAGAAGATGGAAAGGGGTATTGCTTTCAGCACCATTCACAGCAGGAAGTGTTTTGATCCTAAACTTGAACTGGTTTATCAATTGTGTATTTACATCATATCGTAGTCTAATAATACGTCCGTCTTGTAGTCTGCTTTGATTGACTGTAAAGAAGTTCTTACTAATAGTAGGATCTTGAACACCAAACACTGGGTCTTCATTTGGTGTGAAGACCCTTTCGTTTAGAGCCATCTTCTGTTCACCAGCAAGTGTAAAGTCACTATCGTAGTCAGTAGCGTATTCTAGTGCTAGTGGGTTGTCTCCATAAGATAGAAGTTCTACCTCAACAGAATATACACGATGCTTTACAGAATTATCTCCAAAGTCCATCCAGTTACTTTCCCACACAGCAGCAGGTTTTTGAAGTGTATTAGTGGTCATATTGCTTACGTCCTGTGTGAACGAACCAACAGTTAGGGTTTGACCGAACCTACGATCTCCTGACCATACTACGAGAGGTCCAACAGAAACACCGCTAGAACCGACGAAGATAGGTCCACCAGCGCCTCCACCAATGCCTGTCCACTTGGGTGCTGTTCCAAAAACAAAGTGTCCCTCGGGGTCTTGTGCGGCTGTTGTGAAGCGGAATAGTTTATCGTTGGTTTCATTGACTGAACCACGAATAGAGAACTGCTGATTATCAACGTGGTATACAATACCTCTTGTTGGAATAGATGCGCTGTCCTTTGGAAAGTGGAACCAAGCCTCACGTTCCTTTTTAGAATAACAAGCCCAACTACGCTGAATAGCAGCCTTGTTGATGCGTGTAATTTCTTTATCTACTGTCTCACTGATCTTTGTAATAGTAACCTGTGAACCACCATCAAGACCACCAGAGATAAGCCAGATGCCTTCCTCGTTGAGAAACATAACGCCCATATTGGGAACGTTACAAATAGCATTGCCTGCTTCGGTGCCTAGGTTACTTGCTAGTGTAGAAATGGTAGGTAGTCCCTGACCATCACGTCTAACAATCTCAATAGCGTTACGACGGAATACCAGCAAGTTATTGTAGTAAGGATACAACTGTGTGATGTGTCCACCTGATGTATTACCTACATCAAAGAAACTAAATGCTTCAAACTGTTCTGGAACACCTTTCTGTGAATAAATAATTCTAGTAGGAGAACTATCTCCACCACCCAACCAGATACGGTTGTCCCACGCTGCTCCAAATTTATAAGTTGTATTGATACGAGAAGATCTATAAACTGCTGGGGCTTGTGATGTTAGTGCTGTATCAGGTGTAAAATCAATATAATGTGTAGTGCTGTTGTCTTCTAGTTCTCTAACAAAGTAAAACACAGCACTGTTTCCATCAGTAGCACCCTGTCTCTTGATGTTTTTAGTTCTGTAAATTCTACGAGCAGCAGTTCCTTCTGGTCCCTGTGGAACATAAAGAACAACGCCAAAGCGTTTGTTCTCGGCAGCAGCCTGACCAACCTTCCAGTTGACGCTTGTAATAGCGCTGTGAGGGCTTTCAGCGCCATCCTCACTAATGGTAGTCATAAAGTATTGGAACTGGCTTCTCTCCTGATCCAGAGAGCCTAGACCGCCAATAAACTTCTCATCAAAGTAAGGGGCAGCAGAACCATCACCTTCTAGTTTATCACCAGAAAGATAGTCAGGCTGAATGTTAGTAGGCTGGATAGAAGGTGTAGCAATAGAAAAACCAAACTGTCTATAATCTTCATTACCACTAAACCAGATAGGCTTATCATAGCCGTTGATAATTAGAAGTCTATTACCGAATGGAATGAACTGGGTTCCAATATCATTAGTCTTTCGTTCGTGTCTGTTTGTATCTAGGGTCACACGGTCGTTGTAGTAATAGTTTCCTGTGTAGGATGCGCCCGTATTTTTGTTTCCCCAGTTGTAGATTAGGCTTCCTGCTCTCTCGTAGAAGTAATAGATCTGTCCTGTTGAAGACTTTTCCCATATGAATGATGCCTCTGTTGGTAGTGCTAGTTGTTCTGTAATAGTTGTTGCGTTGCCTACAATAGAGAAAGCGTTGGGATATTTCCACCAACTTTCAACACCTCGGTCAGCAACCCAGCCAAGTCCTCTGGGATCTACACGCATATTGATTACATTGTCTGCGAAACCAACAGCGCCCTTCCAGCGCTGGTCTAGCCCAGATGCTTTTACAAACTGAATTGTTTTTGTTTTCATAGCCATCTAATGTTTACCCCAAATGTTTTAGCGAATTCATATCATACATTACACCTCGTCCACCAGATGAGAACTGTCCTCTGCGAACGTGACTATCAATATGATCCACATACCTTTTACGAAGTTCTTTCATTTCGTTTTCAATACGACGAGCATAAGTTGTGGATAAACCTTCCTGTCCTAGTTTTAGATAAATATCTTCTAGTGCTTTATAAACAATCAACTGATGGAATTCATAAGGCATTTCTGGAACATCAGTTCCAAGAAGAAGATCCTTTGGCTTTTTGTAATAACGAATAATAGCATCTCTACGGAAGTCGTGGTATTGAAGAATGTTCTGGTCTACCTTGACCTGTTTTACTTCCTCATCAAAACCATCTACCCTAGGATAAGGACGGACCTGCTGATGCTGTCCGTCTACTTCAATGTATCTACGCTGTCCATTATCCAACTGGTTCGCATTATCAATACGATATACCGCCAACTGGTCACTTACAACAACACGTTCGTTATAAGTTTCAAGGTTACGGTTGCCTCCACCATTGATTACAGCAACCCAACAAGGAAGTCCTCTACGCTCACCAGTTGTCTTATCTACATTCTTGTTGTAGTAAATTACTTTTCTGTAACCACGCCAAGGTGTAGGTAGTTCATCTTCGTTGTTATAAGGGTCAGCAACAATGTTACTGTCGTCCCAAGACGTAAAGTTTACATTGATAGAATTGTTGGTTGCGGTCATCTTCAAAGTAGCAGGCTCGCTCAAAGCGCCAACCTTACCATCTTTTAGAAAAGCCCAGCATAGTTCGTAATAACCATTCAAGGTCCAACCAGTTCCTGTATCTTGACTTTCAGCCAACTTGATACGTTCAGCAGGCTTTACCTGCCTGTGAGGGGACCAGATATATGCTTCTGCGTATGATGCTTTATAATCGGCTCGTAGGTCCACCTGCTCCTCTCTACGAGGCATAATAGCAGTAGCCTTACCGTAGGGGCTGAAAGAACCTTGCGAGGCGTTGTAGGGGTAATCTCGGTGTCCTAGGTATAGAAGTTCAAGTGTGTCTTCTGGTAGGTCATATGTCCGCTTCTTGATAAGCCAATTGAATGAAGGAGCGGGAGGTGTTGGAGCAACAATAGGTTCGTTTACAATAAGGTTGTTTCCTGCTGTGATCTTCTCAATAATATATTCTCTGTTCTCAATGGAAATAGGCTGACCTTCCCAGACATCACGTCCTTCAAGATGACCGACCTTTTGTAGTCGGTCAATGGGAACTGAAAATGTAACTGCTCTCTGTCCCTGAACCCAAGAAGCACCTACCCTCGTTGCTGGGGCTACAAGGTTCTCTGTGTCTCTATCTGGTAGAATATCAATAAAGAACCTGTATGGTTCGGTTGCTGTGGCGAATACCCAACGCTTGCTCGTCCATATAGCGTAGTAGGCATCATTGACTAGTTCATCTAACTGATCATTGAAGGGTTGTAGATCAGGAGAATAGTCTGTAATGTTTTTGATTTTTTCTCTAATTGCTGTTAGGTTCATAAACTATTTCCTCGTATGTCTCTATAATATAGTAAAGGTCAAGTGGAATGAAAAAGCCCCCAACCCCAAATAGGGAAGGGGGCATCATTCTGTATATAAATACTTCTAGTCTAGGACATAGAAGGCTTTACATAGACCGATGTAATAGCGTCAGCGGCAGTTGCGTCAATAGCGTAACCACAGAGGGGCTTGATGTTGTAGGGTGCGCCACCAGTATACTGTGCCTTGACTGCCGTAGCAGCATCAGCACTGAAAGTAAGTGTATCGCCCTTCAACACAGCAACGCCAGATCCGTCAACCTTTGCTTCGCAAATTCCACGAATACAGACAATTGCCTGTCCACCAGAAAGAACGCCTGTGCCTGCGGCATCTGCGTCTCTCTCGCTTGCTGGTCCAAGCACAACACCAATAACAACCGAAGCCGTTGATGTTACACCTGCGCCAGCACCTCTGTTACTATCACTTTTAGCAATAGTCACTGAACTAACTTGATCACTAGCAGCAGTCAGGTCAAGTGAAACCCAGTCACCTGCGTCAAGAGCCTCACCAGCGAGATAAATCTCTGTCTGGCGGCGGTTCATTGCGGCAAGTCCTACTGGGACACTAGCACCAAAACCATCCTGCTGGGTAGTTTCAAGATACTGAATAAGGGTTTGTGTAGCCATAATATTTTTCTCCTTTTATTTGAAACGTATGGTTTATGATTAGAATGTGTCGCCGTCAAACAGAACGCCCTGTGAACCAAGGTGGTCTGCGATCAACTGCGCCTTGACGTAGAGATGGGCTGCTCTCGCAGTAGTTCCCACAACACTTTCAAAAGGACTAACAGCAAAGTCAGCATCCTTATGGAAGACAAGTTTGATCCCGTCAAAGTTTAGCATATAGCCAGTAAGTGGACCAGCACCAAAGTCACCAGAAGTAACGTTGAAACCAAGTTCAATGTCCTGCTCTACACTAGCACCTGCGAAGGCAAGGCTCATACGCCCACCATCAAGGGTGCTTTCACTGATGTAACGCTCCTGCGCAAAGAGAGCACGACGATAGTTCGCCATACCAGCCTCGCTCAACAGCACACAGTCAACATCGCCCAGAGGGGAGACGCTGTTTGCGTTGATATACAACTGTTGTAGTCCACGAATACCGTCAGTGCCGAAAGCACCAGCGACATCAAAGACCTGATTAGTCCAACCATTGACGTTGAAGGTTGCCTTGGAGACACCACCGACGACATTGTTCTGGTTGATCTTGTTCTCGGCTTCAAGGAAACCGCCAGCAACAGCACCGTTCAGGGTGTTCATCGTGGTAAGAATGGGTGAATTACCCACAAGGATCTGCTTGTTTAGTTCTCTACGAAGCATAGACATAACTGAACGCATACGGGCTTCAACAATCTTGACGATTGCCTTCTCACCGCTGTTTTCAAGTTCTTCCTTCTTCGTAACAACAATAGGTGCGGTAAAGTCACACCAGTCGTAGATCGCAGGTTGGAGCACGTCCTTCACAGCAAGCGAGACTGGCTCGTATCCTGTTGGAAGTTCAGTGATCGTAGAATGCTCTGCGATGGAGAGGGGGCGCTGGATCTTGATCCCGCCGTCCTCAAATTCAATTCCGCCCGCCTTTCGTGCGTGATCAAGGAATGCGACCTTCTGGTAAAGTTGGTCTACTTCGCCGTCACGAATAGAATAGAGGGTAGAAGATAGTAAGTCATTAGAAATAGCCATAATATTTTCTTCCTTTTAGTTTATGAAAATTAGATGTTTGTGAATTATCTTTTTTGGTAAGTGTTCTCAACAAAGAGAATTTATCTGTTTTTGATCCTTCACCATTTCAAGTATTCGCAAGGTGACCTACTAGGTTCTGTTGAATGTGACGGAGGGAAAGGTTGCCCGTTCAATATGTAGAAAACGTCAAATAAAAACTTTATTCGGTCTAACGTCTGCTCTTCTTACCCGAACACTTCCACTTCTTACGAGATAGGTTATTCGGTGTATTTGGATCGTTTTGTTTCTTCTTTGGTAAGCGCTTCTTGATCCCGTAAGACCTTGCGCAGTAAGCATCACCCTTCTTTGTAGAAGGTTGAATGCGCTGCTTACCCTTCTTATTCTTGGAACCAGCCTGCCCGTAGGAAACTTTCTTTGTTCTACCAGTCTTTTTATTTTTTACGACTTTGGTAAATCGCTTTCCTTTACTGGGCTTTGAACTTCTATTTGTTTTTTTCTTACGGGCAGGCATATTGGTTTCCTCTAAATAATTAGTTTAGGTTCTGTTTCTTGGCTTTATGATACTGAAAAGCCTCCCAAGCAGAGCGGAACTGTGGGGTTCCCTTGGGTGTAGTGGCTGTTCCACCCGAAGTCTTCATCAATGTAGAACGGCGTGTAGCACGTTCAGCATCAAGTTCATTCTTCATACGGGTGGCTTTCTCACCATCTACCTTTGCTTTCACGATATAGTAAGCGTCTTCTAGTTTTAGTTCTGGACGTTCCATAAGCATTTTAGCAATAGGCATACGGTATTCATCATTAGTCATCTCTGGGTGCTGGGACTTGAAGTTTTCAAGTTCCATCTTACGCTGCTTCATCATCAGTTCTTCTCTCGCAGGTTCAAGCATCTGCTTCAATTGGAGAGCAGCCTGACGCTCAATCTCACGCTTCATACCTTCTGGATCGTATAGGTCAAATTCTTCTGTATTAGAAGCGACTTCTACTGCTCGCTTGTATGCTGGGTTGTTCAGGGTGCTTTCCCTCTGGTTAGAGAGAGCAAGCCTTTCCTGCTCCAATTCCTTGCGTAGATTAGCAATCTCTTGGGTCTTACGGGTGTAAGATGAACGAAGGTTTGCGACGTGCTTACGAACGTCTTCTGGTAGGTGTCCTACCCATTCGTGTAGTGGCTTCATACCACGATGGTTTGCGTCATCAGTAAAGAGCGGGTCTGCTTCCTCACCAAGCGACATAAGCGCATCAATAGTAAGATCCTCGGTTAGTTCAGGGGCAACTACCTCGGGTGTCTCTGCTGCTGCGACTGTATCAGTTGCTTCAACAGAGGTGGTGTCTTCAACGACAGTCTCTGTATTATTCATAGTATATTATCCTTTTTGTTAGTTATATTACATTCGGTCCATAAACATAGCATCCATAGATGCTTCGTCCATATCACCAACTGGGTCTTCTGGTGCCTCTTCGGCTTCCTCTTCTGCTGCTGGGGATGGTTCCTTCAAGAAACGCTTGAAGTCCTTGGACTTGGAAAGCATATCAATTCGTCCAGCCTCAACAATGATAGAACGGTCATCGGTAATATTACCAATGTCCACTACCATCTCACCATCAATAGCATCTGCTTCTGCTGCGTCGGCTGATGCCTCTGCGAACATAGCAAGAATACGGGTGAAGTCTGTGGGGAACTTTGAAATATCCTCACTAAATGTGGGATAGTCAGGGGTCTGCCCGAAAGCAGGAAGCAACTTATTAGTTGCCTTCACTAATGCGTTTAGTGACTTGGGGGTAAACGAACCTTCGGGAGAAAGTGCTTCAAATTCCATCTCATCAGCATCCTCTGCTTGATTGAGATCCTCTGCGAGCATTCCTTCATCGGGTTCACGTCCACCAATTACGATCATATCAGTAGCCATTTTATTTCTCCTTTGGGTTTGATTGTAAAGTCAACGACTGTATCTTGTTCTGGTTTAGGGTTATTAGCAATAGTATCCTTATGAATACCATTATCAATGTAAAGGGGAAGCCGAAGGGGCTTCTCCTCTACGGGGGTTTCTAGTTTATGCGGGGGGTGTTTTAGTAGATGGTCCATCACTTTGATGTGTTCCTCCCCAAGTTTTATCCAAGTCACCTGAAAGCGCACGTTCAGCAGAGAATACTTTCGCAATAGCCTCTCCTTTCTCCATACCATCTTCCTGTAACTTTTGGATCTCGTTTACATCTTTGTTCTTTGCCTTCGCAATTTCTTTTCTTTTTTCTGTTTCGCTCTCAAAGAAACCAGAAGGCATATCACTTTCTGGAATAAAACCACGCTGTTCCATAATACGTCGCTCATCTTTACGGGAACAATACTTACCTAGTGCCTGTGAGAAATAACCATTCACACCATAAGCACCAGTCTCATCACCCCATAGGGATGGGGTTCTAGCAGGACAAGAGATCTGCTTGTAGATCTTACCACCGCAGCCACCTTTTAGTCTGTCGCCGTGGGGATCAAAGAACTTATCAATAACTTCCTCACTTCCACATTCCCAGAACTGCCCGTCCTCGCAGGCTTCACTTACTTTCATTAGGGCTTCGCTGCGCATTCCGCAGCCAGAGCATTTGAATTCATAAAACGGCATATATTATTCTCCTTGGATTTGATCTGCTGTTCCTACTAGACTATTAGCAAGTTGCCCTGCGCTAGTAGTTTGTTGTGTAGGTTGCCCTTCATCCAGTTCGTCAGGTGCTGGTGTGGTTCTAGAACCTACTTTGGGAGCCTCCTGCTGGGGTTCAGGGACTTTCAAAAAGTCTTCTGGTAGTTCGTATGCCCTAATAATTTCTTCCTTCATACGCTCTGCTGGAACGCCTAGTGTGGTAAGCACTGGAAGTAGTTGGATAAGGTTCTGCTTCTTGATGGCGTCAGCAATAGGCTGGTTGCCTTGGTCAAGCGCAGAGATACGGAACTTACCGTGTAGATCTTTATTAGTAATAACTTTTGCCTTGCCCTGTGAGGACAAGACAGACTTGTCTCCTTCATCTGCTAGAAGGGATAGTGTGCGAAGATAAAGTTCTGCGATAGTTTCAATAGCGTAGTCACGCTCTCTCGCCATTTTTCCAATCTCACTAGCGGAATACTGGGCAAGGGCTGTGATCTCTGTGGCTGTTGCTTTGGTTGCTTCGCCTCTACTGAAAGGAGCAAGGATAGATCCTCGGTTGATGTCCTGCTCAATAAAGCCCAAGTAACGGTCAAAGTTAGAAGAAATAGGTTCAACACCAATTGGTTGGATAAGACCAGCAAGTGACTGCTCGTCAGTTGAGATCATAGCACCATCAATACCAGCAGTAATCTTTGCTAGTTCTTCCTCATCAAACGCACCTTCTTTATAAATATACTGTCTACTGTCTCTACGAATAGCGTTCGCCCAGTAGGTCCGTAGGATGTTCTTCTCATAGAACTGGTCGTATACCCTACTAACAGCAGACAAGCCCTCCATAGGGCGCTCTGGCTTGCGAGCGTAGTATAGTGGGGACAGGTTAGATAGTGGTTGGTCATCGTATGTTCTAACAGGGATGGTAGACTTTTCTAGAAGTTCATCACCGTTCTTGTAGTTAGGCGACCAGAAATACAACTTATCATAAACCATATCATAGAATTCAACTACCTCAATGTAAAGGTAATCATCTGGTAGGTCAGTATAAGAAGCACCCATCTCACCATAACTGTTAGATGAACCCCCACCTCTGTATGTTCCACCAGAGCCAAAGTAGTCTGCCTTTGGAACTGCCGTGAATTGCTTTGAGCCGAAACGTTCACGGGCTTCTGGTATAGTAAGATAGTAATGATGTCCACAGAAACGTTGGGTCTTCCAACCAGACGCATCTCTATCTAACAGAACCTCCCAAGGAGGGACGGCACGGATTGTAACTTTTTCAAGCATCTCCTCGCTGTCGGTGGGGGAAAGTTTTAGAAAGGCGTTAGGATAGATAAGGGCTAGACGTGAAGCGATCTCTAACTGCTCTCTCTGGTTGAATAGGAACCTGTTGGCGGCTGCTTGTGCTAGGTCAGGGTCACCTGCTGCGTTGGCTGCGTCAGCGCCTACAACAACCGCTGGTGCCTTTGAGAAGAGGGCTGCGATGAAACCCTCAACATAAGAAAAGCAGTCAGCAGTCTCAACACGGATCATACTATCATCATAGTCAATCTCGCCGTCCCAGAATTTATTTTCATAGGCATTCTTATATCTGCGTAGTTCTCCCATCTGGGTTTCCCAGAAGTCCTTGTGTTCGGTCAACACCATACGCAGTAGTCTAATAATATCTTTGTTTGTTCTAGCCATAATTTATTGTCCCTTCTCTATATGAGGAAAAGTCAAGTGAAGATGTTCTCTTCCCCACTTCTTTACGCAGTCCTTACAGAAACCTTGCTCGTCGTCTACCATATCTTTCTTATAATAGCCTGCTTCTGGGAATGCTTTTCTACATTTGATACAACGAATGTATCCGTCTGTAACCACCAGTTTTAGTGAAGAGGCATACAAGCCTCTTACCTTTCTCTCTGGTGATGGTGTTCTATCATCGCTCATTTTAGTATCTCCTATGTAAGCCTGTTCTTGCTCCCGTTGAGAGCATCTTTTTATTTTTGCGTTGCTGTTTGATCCAGTCAGGTAAGTATGTGGTCTTTGGTAGACGCACATTCTCAATACATACAGAGCATAGGGCAAGAGCAACAGCATTGTCTCCGTGCGACTGTAAGTTGTCTGGGATAATTATATTTCCTTTTTCATTTACTTGTAGAGAACGTATCTCTGCGAATGTAATATTGTCTAGGTTGTATATGTAGCCCTCACGGATAAGTTCTTTTAGGTTCTCAAACATAAAGGTTTTTGATTTCAGGGTAGTGGTCCAAGGTTTATTATTCTCATCTGCCCAGAACCTACGGAAGCCTAGGTGTCCCAATTCATTGATGACTACGTTTCCATAGTTATTACTTTCTACTAGGGCTAGGGCATCATTGTATCTACCTGATACATCTACAATAACTTCTGCTAGGTTTACTGGGGTAATCTTATTAGAACGATAGATAAGCACTGGCTGATAAGACATTTTAGAAATAACAAATACAACTGAATAGTCTCTGTTCACACCTGCTGCTACGTCAACACCAATAGCATAACGGTCATCTGGTTGTGGTTCCTCAAAGACAATCATATCTTCTCCACCCTGAACCTTGATGATCTCTATCTTTTCTAGATCCTTCTGTGAGAAGTAACTGTTGCCTGTTTGCTTATAAGCATCTTCTAGGGTTTCAGGATATTCACGACTAAATTTATCCAGTCCAATCTTTTGTATCTGTAAGTATCGCCAGTATAGTTGGGAATTGTTTAGGTCATACTTGGTTGCTAGTTCTTTATCGTCGTCAGTTGGTTCCCACTTGATACGTTTAGGAACAGGTTGATGATACTTCTTATGTTGGAACCAAGGAAAGAATATATATTTCCAAGATGCTAGTCCTCGTTGTGTCTTCAAGATCTCTTGATGTAGGGCATCGTTGTAGTAGTTGGCTGTGCTTTCCATTACAAGTTGTCCATCATTGAGAGCAGCAATAGCAGTTGCTTTTAGTTCCTCTGGATTATCAGCAAAGGCATATTCACTGATGTGTAGTTTATATACAGAGAAAGAACGCAGACCCCCACGGTCTGCTGATGACGCTGCTACAATACCAGCACCACTATCTTTGAAGCGTAGTTCTGTGCTGTTCTCTACTGATAGTTTCTTTTGTAGTTTGGCTGGTAGGTTATAATAAAAAGTTTTATGAATATCTAGGATATGTTTAGATGATGCTAGTTTGTGGGAAAGAATAGCATATGTCTGTGGGTCAGTAGCAGTGTAAGCACACCAAAAGAAATACGCACAGATAATTGTAGATGAACCGATCTGTCTTGGCTTCAAGATGATAGTATCTTCATCATTAGTCAAAGCCTCAACAATCTTTATTTGTTCTTCGGTAGGACGGAGATACTGTAACTTTCCCTTCTTGTTTACAATCTTCAACCTACTGATAAACATAAGAGGGTCAGCCAGAATATCTTGTATATTCTTTTTAGGCATATGCTACTTCACCTGTCTCATCCAGTCACTAATCTCTTTTACATTCTTTGTAGTATCTTCAAGGTCATTCTTCTCTCCTCTCTCTCTCTTATCTTTCTCCATACGAATAAGATGATCTAGGAAAGATTGAATATCTCTACCAGAGAATGTTTCACTTTTATTTCCTTTCTTCAATTCTACACAAGCAAGTTCTAGACAAGCCCATACAAAGTCTTCAATGGATCTATCGTGAACTGCTTTACGCATAAGGTTTCTTGGTAATGCTCTACGGGGCATAGTGTATCTCCTTTGTTATATAAGCAAGTTATTATATTTTATTTGCTCTCACTATGTAGTAAAGGTCAAGCATACAAGAGAACCCCACATCCTTTTGAGATGTGAGGTTATTATAATTCTAACAGGATAGTTCTATACTTCTAATGTGTAGACGTGTCGCCACCAAGTATTCAATTGATATAAGTCTTGTATAACTTCTTTCTCTAACCATTCAGTAGTTCCCCAGAATTCCTCTGGTCTATGTGTCTTATCTCCCATTACCTTTGGGGCATTATCATTATATTCTTTTATTACATTATCTCTCTCATCAATATCCCAATCAATAAGACCAGCGCCAACAAAGTAATCTATACCAAACCTATCAGCATCTAGTCTATACCCTACATCTATCTGGATAGTATTATCATTTACATTGTTACATATGGTGATTGAACTATCGGGATTGGTAGTGAATGGAATAGCATTTATAATTTCTTTTCTCATCTCTCGCATATCACATCCATCCTTCACCCATTGTTGTAATGCTCTCTCTATTACAATACTAGATGACTTACACTGCTCTTCCATATACGCATTGAATTGCTTTTGGTAATCATCATAGATGTAATTGTTTCTATACCTATCAGCAAACCTATCATTCTTATCTGCTTTATCTAATGGACTAGGGAACCGACTGATCCAATCTTTCTTATTATTATTTATTAGATCATACCTGTCTGCCTGTAACTGTTTGAGCGCCAGTTGTTTCTTGCGTCCTGCGAGCGTTTGAAGGTGGCTAGAAAGCGTTGAAATATGATAGTCATCCTTGTAGTAGGGGTGGACTAACAAAAGGCTTGTAGCGCCTTGTGTGGCGTCGTGGAACTTGATGTATGAATACTTACCATTATCTCTCTGCTTACAGAAGTCAGTGATAAGTTCCTGATTGTATTGACCAAGATTATTATTGAATAGAATTACTTCTCTTGGGGTAGGGTCAAGGTTGACCTCTGTAACGATTACAAGATTTGATTTATCTTGTCCGTATCCTGTGCCTCGGTAGTGGATGAGGTCACCTACGCTAATGTTTAGACTGGTTAGGTATTTCCAGTTTGGGTTTATATGTTTAGACATTATATTTCTCCTATAAGTTATGTCGTTTATCAAAGCACCGCCAAGTGCTTATACTATAAGTAGTATGCTGAAATGTTTTATACCTTCAATCAAGAAAATAACTACAACTTTCTTCACCCTACATATATATTATACCATAATCTGTAAGGAAAGTCAAGCATTATCTACAACTATTTTCACCTAAATAAGTTCAAGCATTCGGGTGGATACAGGTAAGCGAATGGATCCTTTGTCGTGCTGGATATACACACACTTATTCTTCAACTGTATGGACTGAACCTTGGAACCACAGAAGCGTAGTGGAGGGTCAATAAAATATAATTCATCAGCCACTTGCGAGCAGGTATGCTGGATGAATGGGATAAGGTGGGTAAAGGGTTTGGGTGTATCAGGTGTAAACAAATTCATAACGTATCTCCTAGTGTATATATATAATATAACATATTTGAAGGGCTACGTCAAGGATAAACTACAACAAAGTAGTAGAAATATTAGTGATAATAAGGGGTTGACTAATTGAGAGAATGCGTTAGGCATTCTCACCACAAATCAAATAAACGCAGTATACATCGGCACTTACAAAGAAAAAGAGACTGACCATCCACTAGCAAATGAAGGACCAATCTCTCTTATAACCTATGTAAACACACAGTAGTATGTGCTGGATAAGTATCTTATTATTATTCTTTATGTTCTTTATCTACACGTTCCTCATCATCTTCATAGGTATGTAGATCTGTAATAGTTTTGATCTTACCTGTTAGTGTCTTTACCATATTAGCATTGGCTAGTTTAGTATCTTTGGGTGGGTTTGTTAGATGTTCTATTAGTTCATTCATTACTGAAATAATATCTAACTGTTGTTGTCTGTTCATTATCTATTCTCCTCTGGGTATATAATGTTTTTATTCTTCTTCTTGTCTCGCTTGAAAGAAATCATAGAAGACATTATCGCCTCCGTAAATAACTTTCAAGTCTTCAATTGCTGACCAGTATATCTGGTGGATGCGTTGCTTGGTTAGTCCAAGCACCTTACCTATCTTGTTGAAGGACATCCCTTCCCAGAGGTAATAGAATACAACCTTTTGTTTCTGGGGTTCTAGTCTTTCTATCATCTCAACACCTGATGGTAGATCATATTCAATTGGTTCTGGAATAGGATTATACTTCTTATCAATAGCATCAATCATATCATCAGTTGGATCGTAGTTATGTTTGTAGTCTAACTTCCATACGTCCTTACCTACTGAACAATACCTCCAACTATCTTTTAGTTGTGTTTCTCTATCAAGTTTATCTATCTCTTTATTCCAGTCTTTCTTCTCCTTTCTTTTTCTTCTAGACATAATGTTATTCTCCTTTATTATTTTTATTAGTCTCACACCTTCCTTTGTTAGAACTGAAACCCTAGAAGGAAACCAAAGAAGTAACCACAGAACCAGATCAATACAGTTTCAATCATTGCCCTCCTGACTTTTATATTATCATTTAGGTGTCTGTAATATTTCTCTTGTTCAAAGTTAGAAGTGAAAGTCTTTTCTTTATCAGTAGCCTTTGAAGGATTATCTGGTAGGGAATGAAGTGTTGCCGCCGAACGAAGTGAGGTGGGAACATCTTCATTAGTATTTCTAACAGGAACATTCTCTTCTAGATTACTTTCAGTTTCTAATTTAGAATTTAGTTTATAAGTTTCAATTGGGTTCATTAGTTGTTTACCTCCAAGGTAAGTTAGTTAGTATCTTGTTTAGTAAGGAAGCCCCCTTTGGAGGGGCTTCCCTATAAGTTATAAGTTGTTAGTTATATTCAGTTTAGTATTCAGTTAGTAAGTTAGTGTTCTGTTAGAATATTATCATCTACTAGATAATTAGTTTGTTTGTTTTTTGTTTTGTTTATCATTCAGTCTACGACAGTATACCCGAGATGCGCTACTACCTTCATCCTACACTATATACAAAGGGCAAGAAGTTCAGGACAGTAGTAGTGGTAGTAGTAAATAAATGAAAATAAATTTGAGATAGTAGGGATCAATCCTTTCCAGCCTACTACTTACTAATACAGAGGGTGAAAAAAGTTTACTTTATTTATCCTTTGGACTTGATTATCTACTACTATTATGTTATACTGTGTATACGTTATAAGTTTAGTTAGTCAGTAAAGCCCTTGGCGGGGCATAGAATATTCAGTTTAGGAGATACACAATGAATAAGAGAAAAGACTTCGTTGATCTAAAACTACTTCAAGTATGTAAAGAGATCACCCACAGGTTCCTAGCACCTGCTAATAAACTAGGCACCATCCTGTCCTACAAGTCTTGGGACTTGGATGATTTCAGTATGGAACTTTGGCTCCATATAAAGACACACAATAGATCCAGCACCAATAGGTTCCGTGAGAAGTGGATGACCGACTGGTGGGACTGGAATAACATCGGCTTACAGAAGCAGTTCCGTGCTTGGGTAAAAGTAGAAGTGAAGGCTTTTGTTGGTCGTATCTATTACAGAGAATTCTTGGTTGGTAAGCAGGAAGCAAAGAAGGCTTTGTGTTTTACCTACCATCCAGAATATGAAATGCTTGTAGCAACTACACCACTAGGAGAACTAATGTTTGAGACAAATGATATTATTGACGTGATGAAGAATTACGTGGACAACTATGCGAGCGAGAGAGAGAAGTTTATTTATCTTTATTCTCTTGACCTCATTGATATTGATTGGGTTGACGGGAGAGCAATGAACTATCCCCAAGGTCCAGTATCTAAAAAGACTTTCTATCTTCACAGAAAGTCCTTCCTTGCTAAACTAAAAGGAGAACTAGAATGACTACTAAAAACTTTTACACTTCATTGAAGCAGGGCGACAGAGGAGAGCGTAGAGCAGAAGAACTGTTTGACCACCTCAAAGATCGCAAGCAACTATTGGACTGGGCAAAGACGCCACACTACATCTACGAACATCTGGGACTGGATGGAGAGAACGACTACATCTTCTGGAACAAGAACCGTAGCACCACAGGCTTGGAGGTCAAGACCCTATCAGGTGCTTCTCCTACTGGCTATGGTTACAGCACTATGGTTGTAGAGGAATGGAAAGATAATAGAGGAACTGTGAGAGCAGGGTGGTGGACCGCCACAGAGGCGGGTCACCTGAACTACATTATCTTTGTGAACGAACATACAAACAAATTGTATTGGTTCAAGACAGTCATCCTAAAAGATTATATCCAGTCCAAGAACTTATACAAGACTTCTTGTCGGGATGGTAATGTTCATAACAAGGGACAGATTGTAAAGATCCCTTGGGAATGTGAAGAGGCTGGTTGGTGCCTTACCTTCTGGAAGAACGAGCAAGATGAATGGATGGTCAATTCACCAAAGGAGAATAAATGAAATGGATCACACGGACAAAAAGAAACGACTACATAATGACGGACATCCTACAAAGGAGACACGCCATACTAACAGTAAGACTATGGAGACTGAAAGACGAATGCCCCTCTGTGGATCGGCACCTCCCATTGTCTTACCTCTTGGAAGAGAGGAATGCTTACGAGGCGGCTCTACTTGAACTTCCACCTAAATGGTTTTTAGACCTTGACTTGGAGACAGTAAATTGTTATAATGTATTTGAGACGCCGAGCAAGAAACAGATGGAACTTCAAAAGAAGTGCGATAAGTTACTTGACGAAATCTCTATTATAGAGGCAACGGCTTCTAACAAAGACATTCAATCCTCCTAGATTGTTATTCTAAAACCGCCAAACAACTGACCCCCTTGATCCTGAATATCAAGGGGGTCTTTCTTTACAAGGAGATATAATGAGAGCGTGTCCTATATGTGAGACTTCTGTTGAGGGAAGAAAAGATAAAGTATATTGTTGTGAACGCTGTCGTAAAAAGGCAGAGCAAAAGAGATATAATAAGAAGCACGGACACAAGCGCAAGCCACAGTCAAGACGCAAGTATGCTCTTATGAAGATGTATGGAATAACACCTGATGACTACAAGAAAATGTTTGTAGAGCAGGAAGGTTGCTGTGCTATTTGTGGGATACATCAGCAGGAACTAAAAGTTAGACTTGCGGTAGATCATAACCACGACACAGGAGAAGTTCGTGGTCTACTGTGTCGTCCTTGTAATACAGCAATTGGTTTGCTGAAAGAAGATAAAGAAAATCTACTGGCTGCTATTCGCTACTTGGAATAGTTTACTTCTTCTTGGTAGTCTTCTTCTTGGGCTTGAAGCCACCTTTCTTTTTCTTCATCTTCTGGTAAGTCT